GGACAATCTTTTAATACAACTATTTCACCTTCGTTAGTTTTTAAAAAACCATTACATACTTGATGTAGTTTTAATATTTCAGTTAGCTTATTAGCAAAGCTTACTTCTTTATTTTGTATAATAGCAAATGCTTGTTCTCTCATTTGTTTATAAACTTTAGATTGTTCTGTAGTAAATTCTACGTATCTTTGTTGATATATTTTTTCAGGCAAATCTAAACAATCTTCTTTACGAACTCTATAAGAAAATGATTTAAGTTTATCTTCTAATTCAGATAAATTAATAAAATATTTGGGAACTAATATAACCCTATCATTACCAACAGGTATTGGTTCCATCATACAGTATCTATTTCTGAATGAAAGAAATGATTTAAAGCCTAATAAAGATGGACTTAGGAATGCACATTGTGTATATAAATCTAATGGAGATTTTGTTATTGGTGAGCCTGTTAGGATTCTTTTGTATTCTACCATTGTACCTAATTTACAGATCGCTTTTGTTCGTTTTGCTTCTCGGTTTTTTATTGTTGTGCTTTCATCAAGAATCATCATCGAGTAACGACCAAGATTAAGAAGTATTGGCATCAAAGCTTTTGTGCCACTTGGGTGGCTAAAAGCTTCTACATTAATTAAATAAAAATTTAATTTGTCTGGTTGATAGTTAAATTTTTTATCAACTTTGTGAACATACATATTGTAATCTTTTATAGGACAATGTGTTTCAATTTCTTTTACCCAGTTTTGATAAACTGAATTAGGGGCAACTACAACTACAACGTGTGCTAATTTTAATTGAAATAAATAAGCTGCATTATCAATGGCTACTTTAGTTTTACCTGTACCCATCTCCATGAAGTAAGCAAAATTTTTTAATTTAGCACCTTTAATTAAAGCTTGTCGTTGGTGCTCATAGGGTTCTGTCTTGTATATATATTTTTCTGTCATGTTTCGTGTTTCTATACTTAAAAAGTATTTTTAATTTTTTTACATTTTTTTCTTTACAATGTCAAATAATTAATTTAATAAACGAATCAAAAGGAGGTCCCTATGGACTTAGAAGCAGCATCGGCCTCAATACAGGTCGACACGGCTCTATCAAGTGATATAGCCAAGTCTTGCAATAAGTTATTGGAAACTCAGAATCAAATAACAGCGGTAGAAGAACAATTAAAAAAACTACAAGAAGCTGAAACTTTACTTTCTGAGCAAACAATCCCTAACTTAATGCAACAAGCTGGTATAGCTATGCTTAAATTAGCAGATGGTTCATCTGTTGAAGTAAAGCCTTTCTATGCCGCTAGAATACCATCGACAAAAGTTCAAGAAGCATTTGATTGGCTTCGAGACAATGGCTTTGGTGATCTAATAAAGAACAACGTAACATTAACCTTTGGACGTGCCGAAGACCAAGAAGCAAAAGTATTGGTTGACGAGTTAAAGAAAAAAGGTCATAATGTGAACCAGACCGAAAAGGTAGAACCTATGACCTTGAAGGCGTTTGTAAAAGAACAAATTCAAATGGGTCGTAATGTTCCTTCCGATTTATTCGGTGTTTACGTTGCAAACAAAACAAAAATAACCACGAAGGAGTAAACATGGTACAAGCACAAGCACAAGTAAAAACTACTGCTGCAAAAGCAGAAGTTATCGTAAAAAAAGAAGCGCCACTTCCTGCGCAATTTAACTTGGAAGAATCTTCAGGACAAGGAATGGAATTTATCACAGCACGTGATACAAAACTTCCTATATTAAAAGTCCTGTACCCTAGTTCACCAGTACTTGAAGAAGGTAATGGTAAATTTATTACTGGGGCAAAAGCAGGTGATATCTATAATGAGATCACAGGTGCTTTATACAAAGGCAAAGAAGGTGTGATTGTTATACCTTGTCTTTACATTAATACATTTAATGAATGGAAAGATAGAGGAGACAGTCCAGGTAGACCAGTAAAAATACATACTGATCCATCAATACTAGCACAAACAGTTAGAGGAGATGACAGTAAAGATAGATTACCAAACGGTAACTATATTGAAGATACTGGTAATCACTTTGTTTATATTCTTGATAAAGATTATAATCCAAAGGAAACAGCTTTAATTGCTATGAAGTCAACGCAAAAGAAGAAATCCAAAACATGGAATTCTATGATGCAAAGTAGAAGACTTCAAGGTAAGAAAGGCTACTACATGCCACCATCTTGGGCTACAACATATAAGTTAACTACAACTAAAGAATCTAATAATAATAATTCTTGGTATGGTTGGATTGTGGAATTTGACCAATACTTAAATGATCCTAAATATGCTGCTGCATTAGATGCTGCAAGAGGATTTTATGAAGGTGCTAAGAAATCAGATATCTTTGGTAAAGTAGACTTTGGCAAAGATGAAACTGTAGAAGCAACTCCATCAACTAGCGAATCAGTACCATTCTAATTATGAATGCAAAAAAGTTACTAGATCTATTCGCTGGTGACTTAACGAAATACATTAAGGTCACTCTTTTGGGTGACCTTAATGAACGTAGTAAAAAGTCAGCTAAGTATGTCACGATTGACGAGCCAGTGACCACGGACCTATGGCAAAGTCATCTTGATGGAAAACAGATTATAGGTATAAGACCAGAATTTGATAACAAGTGTAAGTGGGGTTGTATTGATATTGATCCTGCAGATTATAGAGATTATTCAGAAAAGAAATACGTAGAAATTATTAGAAATCATAAATTACCATTAGTGCCAGTTAAATCTAAATCTGGTGGATTACATTTATTTTTATTTTTAAAAGATTGGGCAGACAAAGAACAAGTAGTAGAAAAGCTTAGAGAAATTAATAAAGAATATTTTTTATCTAAAGAAATATTTCCGTGTAATAAAGCAGTAGGTATGCCTTATCATAAATGGGAAGCAGCAGTAGAATATGCATACGATGATGATAACAATGCAGTTATTTTAGGAAGATTTTTAGAAATAGCGGAAGCAAAGATGATATCTCCAAAAGATTTCTTTGCGTTTAAGGTTACAGAATATGAACCAGAACCTTTTTACAGAGAATATCCACCATGCATGCAAAAAGTATTACATGATGGTTGGACAGGAGATAGGAACAACATGCTATTTAATATTTGCGTTCTTGAAATGAAACGATCTGAGGGTGCTCTTACATTAAAACAATTAAAAGATGTTGCCTGGGAAAGACAAACAATTGCATTCGCTAAACATAAAGATGGACCACTTCAAAGAAACGAAAGTGATGGTACAGCAGAATCAGTATTTAAAAAAGGTTATGAATATATGTGTCCACCAAAGTACGGATTCATAGAAAGCATTTGTAATAAAGAATTATGTAAAACAAGAAGACTTGGTATTATGACTCAAACTCCAGATATCTTTAGTGAGTTTGAAAATGTTTCTTATTCACAAGATACTAAAACAACTTATTATGAATTTACATTTAAAGGTGTAAAGATCATTGTTCTTCCAGAAGATATGAAAGATGAAAAAACTTGGAGAACTAAACTTCTTAAGTATAAAATATTTTGGAGAACATTACCTAAAACAAAGAAAGGTCCACCTTTGTTTGAGTTATTAATGGAAGCTTTAGTTAATAAAGCTGAAGAGAGTAAAGATCTTAACACTAAGGATACTCAAGAAGAAATAAGATACATAGCATTAAAAGATTTTTTTGAAAAAACTTGGGAACAAGATGATTTCAGCAAACTACAAAGTGGTTACACAGTTCGTAAGAAAGGTTCTGGTATGGTTTATTTTAAAAGATCAACACTAGATAGTTGGATTAAAAGAAATGCGTCTCATTTATTTAGTTCTACTATAGAAGCATTAAACTTTTTAGGCTGTAAGAGACACGATTATTTTGAAGGAGAGAAAAATGTTTGGTATGTAGATATGCCTGATTTTGAAAAAGACACTAAAAAATCAAACGGTTCAACTAAAAAAACAATAAGCGAGATGGATGATGAGTATCACAACAAGTTCAGAGCTCCTAAAGCAGAGGGAACTGTACAAAAAGACAATTAAGATATTTGGACCACCTGGAACAGGTAAGACACATAATTTAATTGAAAGAGTTTTAAAGGGAGCTTTAAGAAGGAACATTAATCCTAACGATATAGCTTTTATTTCTTTTACTAATAAAGCTGTTGATACAGCAAGAGACAGAGCTTTATCAGCATTTCCTCAATATACTTTAAAAGATTTTAATAGATTTAAAACATTACATTCTTATTGCAGAAGATATTTTCAAGAAGAAATTTTTGATACAAAAGATTGTATGCTTGATTTTGCAATTCAAAATAAAATAATTAGAACAAGTGATAGTAGGATTGATGACGATAACTTTAATTATAAAGATTGGTCATTAGCTATTTATGATAAAGCAAGAAATATGATGGAAGATCCAGTAAAAGTTTATAAAAAAGAAACATATAAAAAAGAACCATTAAATATTTATTTAAGAAAGATTGATACTTATGAGCATTATAAAAGATCTGGCGGAGAAAATTCATTTATAGATTTTACGGACATGATAGGTAGAGCAATAGATGAGGTGGAGTTTCCACCATTAGATATATTAATATTAGATGAAGCACAGGATTTTACTCCATTACAATGGTCGGTTATCTATAAGATGTGTAATAATGTAAAAAGAATATACTTAGCTGGAGATGATGACCAAGCTATTTATAGGTGGAATGGAGCAGATCCAAAATACTTTACTACATATTTTCCAGGCAGAAAGGTTGTTTTACGTAAAACACAGCGATTTGGAGAAGCGGTATATAACTTTGCACAAATAATAAGAAGAGGAATAATAGATAGTGAAGATAAGGTTTATACCCATAATAACAAAGACAGCTCTGTAAAACGTTATTTAAGCTTTAGAGAAGTGCCTTTTAACGAGCTTGGCGGCACTTGGTATGTCCTGGGACGTATATACTCTACAGTTAACGAATTAAGGGCATCTGCGAAGGATGCTGGGCTATATTATAAGGATAATAAAGGTAACAAATCATTTGATGAAAAGCAGTGGGAAGCCATAAAAGCATGGACAGCGATAAATAATGGCAGAAAGATTAACAAAAAAGCGGCAGAAAACATGTACAAATATATAAGAGAATTAAAAGATCCAGATTATAGAACACAAAAATTTTGGTTAAATATACCTGAATACCAAGAATTTGACTTTAACGAACTTAGGGAATGGGCTGGTTTGGATATGACAGATGATTTCAAAGAAAAAGCTTGGTGGTGGGTATTAAAACGTAATTTTAGTCCAAGACAAACAATATATTTTATAAGATTGCTTAAAAGATATGGTCAGGATGCTTTAAATAATGAACCTAATATATTAATAGATACTATTCATTCTGTAAAGGGGGGAGAAGCCAATAATGTTTTAATCTATTCTAAAGCTAATTGGCTATCTGATTTTAACAATAAAAGTAAACTTGAAAAGTCAGATGAGCATAGAGTTTATTATACGGGTGTAACAAGAGCTAAAGACACTATTCACTTGCTAAGTACCGACTTTAAGTATAATTATCCAATTGGAAAAGATTATTTAGTTTATTTAAAGGAAAATGAGCAATAAAACATTTTATAAACAAATTGGTGGAGCCCATTATAAAACTATGAAAATGCAGCCATCAGTTTTTATTAACGAAAATAATTTACCGTTTGCAGAAGGTAATGCAATTAAATATATTTGTAGACATAAATTAAAAGGTAAGAAGGAAGATATTTTAAAAGCAATCCATTATTTAGAAATGATAATAGAAAGAGATTATAATGACTAGTTTACAACTATCAATGAATTTCAAAAAACATATTTGGTCTTGTCCAAACGAATACAGAGATTTGTCTATGTATCCAGAAATAGCAATCGATTTAGAAACTAGAGATGATGGTATTAGTCAAGGTTTAGGAGCTGGTTGGGCAACTAACAATGGTTATGTAATTGGTTTTGCTGTAGCAGTAGAAGGTTGGCAAGCTTATTATCCTTTTAAACATTTAGGTGGCGGAAATATGATTCCTGTACAAGTATTAAAGTACATGAAAGATATATGTGCTTTACCAAATACAAAAATATTCCACAATGCTCAATATGATATTGGTTGGTTAGAAGCTATGGGAATTAAAGTTAATGGTCCTGTTGTTGATACAATGTTGGCGGCGGCTATTATAGATGAGAATAGATGGTCTTATTCATTAAATAATTTAGCTAAAGATTATTTAGGAGAGATTAAAGCTGAAACAGATTTGAACGAAGCAGCAAGAGACCATGGCATAGATCCTAAAGCTGAGATGTGGAAATTACCAGCAGAGCATGTTGGTTTTTAC